TCAGCTTACTACATGGATAGAAGGGTCAAACTCCCGATAGATAAGTCCCTCCTGGCTGGGCATGAGGCACAAAGCCTCCGCCTCCCAGGCTTCCCGGGAGGCCATGCGTTTTTTGGTGATGGCGTCGTCTATCTTGATGAACCCGTCGGCATTCCTGGCCCTGCCGCCGCAGTCTTCCCACAGGGCGCAGGCCTCGCAATCCCGGCCCACGCATCTCTCCATCACATCAAAGATGCACCACTTGAAGATGCGGAATCCGCTCTCCGCGGCTTCGGTGATCACCCGGTTCATCAGACCGTAGGCCTTGTGCATGGTGGAGTAAATCTGGATGCTGGCCTGGATCTTCCGGGCCGTCTGCGGGATGAACAGGGCTGCCTCGTACAGCTCAGGGTCTATTTCGTCCACTTCGTCCAGCTTGAGTTTCTGGGGGTGCGGACCCCTGACACTCTTGCTGGAGGCCGTCAAAATCTGGATGCTGCCGCCGCCCGCCATTTTGGTGAAGGTCTTAAGCATCTCCCCCTCCACCAAGTGGGTGAATGATGAGGTGGCGAACCGCTCCTGGATGTGGCTGTACATCTTCTGGCTCTGCTCCAGGGACCCGCCCAATATCTTGGTTTCACAGCCCGGCTTGAACACCGAGTCCAGCCAGGTCACCAGGGCGCCGTTCAAGGTCTTGCCGCCGCCCCGGTTGGCCCAGCACACGCAGTTCTGGACCTCCTCGAAAAAAGCTGCGATGACGTATTCGGCGGGCGGGGTGTGTTCGGGGCAGACCTTGGCCCGGGGGAGCCTGAGGCCCCAGAAGGCCTGGATGAACTTCAGAAGCTCCCCGGCATCCTTAAAGCCGTGCTTCCGGTAATGCTCCACCAGGGCCAGGGCCGCCCGAGGGTTGGCAATGGACAAGGAAGTCCCTTCGCCTTGATGGTCTGGTTGCAGAGACATGGTCAAACCTCGAGATTTTTTTCGCCCCGCTCCCGGGCCAGGATCAGGAAGTCGAGATACGCCTGCCGCACTTCCGGGTCTTCGAAGGGCAGGTCCGGGCCCAGCAGGAGCCGCTCGGGCACCTTGGCCAGCAGGCCGCAGTCTTGCAACTCTTTCACCAGCTTTTCCTGGGCAGTCATGGCATTGCGGCGGTGGCCGATCCGGGCGTTTTCTTCCTGGCACATCTCGCTGTCCCGCATGGATTTCCAGCGGATTTGCAGCCAAAACTTAATGCTATCCCCCAGGAAACTGTCCTGGTCAAACTCCTGCGCCATGAGCCGGCTGAGAATTTTCCCGTCCTTGAGATCCCGGTCCACCTGGCGGCGGCTGATACCCAGCTTGGTGGCGATTTCTCCGGGCCTGAAACCCGAGAGCTTCATCTCCTGCACCTGCCGGATGCGCGATTGCCTGGCCTTGGTGATCACCGGCAGGCCGGCTTGAGACTCCCCCTTTTTGGACAGCATCATGGTCTTTTTTCCACCATCGGGCATAAGATACCTCAGTCTTCCTTCCGCTCCGGCGGCCCTTCGAATGGCCCCCACTTCTCCCCGGTCATGGGGTTGATCCGGTAAGCGTGGAGGGGGCAGCCTTCCTGTTTAGGCGGGACTATCTCATAGGCACAGGTTCCGTCTCCATTGGCCCAAAAGCAGCGGCAGGGTTTATTCATCGTCTGACCTCTCCAAGCCGACATCGGGATATTCCTTCGGCTGAACCTTCAGGTTCGGTTTGAAATAGACCTTGCAGTCCGCCTCCCGAGCCTGGTTCAACACAGTCTCCACCCAATCCCATTCCGGTTGCCTCTCCGGTTCGCCACTTGAATCACTCTGCCCGCCGATAATGATCCAATCCACGACGGAGAGGAAATAAGCCGGTCCGCCCTGAACTGCCCCGGAGAGGTCTAATTTTTCCCGCATCGGCTCAATGGACAAAAAGAGCACCGCGGGCCTTTCAACCTTTGCGAGACCGTAATGCAGCTTCGAGAATACTTCTAAGGCAACATCCGCTCTCTCTTGAGTATCCGCGGTGGCCCCCACCCAGGCGTTCTTGGGGAAATCGATTTCCAGGTACCGCCTCGGGTTCTTGGTCAGGAAAATGAAGGTCCATTGGGGGGCGGCTCTTACTTCCTCCATTACGGCCTCAATCCACTCCCGGGGCACCCATTCCCCGAACAGGTCCCCCATGGAAACCGTAAAGACAAGTCTTTCCTTAAGAGAGGCTGACCGGGGGACTGGGGTATTCTGAGGGGCGCTGAGCCTTTCCGGGTAAAAATGCGGATTAAAGCCAATCTGGGGATCATAAAACCGCTTAGCGATGTCCCGGGCATAACAATATATGCAACCATGCTGGCAACCTGTCACTGGGTTCCAGGACCAGGTAGCCCATTCAATATTCTCATTGGTGCGGTTAAAGACCGAGTGGCCTTCGTCCCTGGCCTGCCGGGCTTCCTGGGTAAGCTGGTAGGCTTTATTGACGCTCATAGTGCCCGCCTTCACCGCTTCCTTGACCCCCTCGGTGCCATGCTCCAGGACGGTCCGTGCCTTCTCCACCTTGGCCCGGGAGGTGCCTACAGTGGAGGCAGTCTTTTGGGAGGATTTATCCTCGTTATTCTTCTTCTTGCGCTTATTGGGTGATTCCGGTTGATCAATAGCCTCACTTGAGGCTTTTGATTTTTCCTGGAACTCTTCGCTTTTCCGGTCTCCACCCCGCTCCTTCCGGCTGTCCAGAGCTTCAATACACCGGAGGATTTCCGCATCCGTCAGGTTCCGCCGGTTCCGCTGGTTGTGGATGGCGTAGGCCAGGGCCTTGTCTTCATCGGCGAAGCTTTTGAAAAAGACGGGGATGTCCTCCAGGCCCACCTCCCGGGCGGCTTGCAGGCGGGAATGTCCATCGATGACCACGTTTTCTCCCTCCCACAAGATAATGGGCTGGGATTGGTCATAGCCGCCTTCAGCCATGGCCTGCTTGATGTTCTCCAGGACTGCCGGGCTGATGGTAAAAAGCTCGTTAAAGGGTGGGCGCGTGATGATGACCGATAGTTTCATTGGTTCTCATCTCCAGGTTGGTGTAATTCAGCCGGGCCAAAATCTTCTTCCCTTCGGGCCGGTCTATGCGGTGGAAGCCGATCTGCTTAAACTCTGGAAACTTCGTCCAGTTGGTCCCGATCAGGAAAGTCCACTGGTGCCTGCCGCAAGGTTCCCGGACGATCCAGTGTTTCTTGTTGATCCCGCCCAGGACTTCAACTAGCCTTTCCGACAAGGGACAGGTCGACGCCATCAATTGACGCTTGTAATTGGTGGCGGTGAAATAAAGCAGCACATCCAGGGTCGAAAAACACTTGCACTCGAACATCCTCTGCAACAGCTCGAAAGGTGGGTTCGAGCCGGTGGGGTCCGAGTAAACCAGGCCGAACACCCTTTTTGCCCGCTTTTGCAGCGGGGGAAAATAACAAGGCAGGAACTTTTCATGGTCCCCGTGGAAAGCGAAGGACAGCCCCGGCTTGTCCGCATAATCAGCCAGATTGTGAATCAGCCTGGTCCGGTGGCCGTCATCGATTTCAAAGAAGATGCCACGACAATTGATGTCGATTGCCTTCTGCTCTTGGAGAAAGACCAGGGGAGAGCCCTTGATGATCTCTCCGTCATGCATATAAATTCCGGGTCCGGCGTTGAGGTCGAAGTAATGGTATTGCTCGTTAGCCCAGCCATTGTGCGCCTTAAGAATGCCCGAGCAGATGCGCAAATGCGTCCGCAGAATCTGGTTCAGGTGTTGCTGCTTATACCGGGTATATTCCGAGGCCCCGATGCCGTTGTATTCCTTTCCCATTCTCACCACTCCAGGTACTCTAATTTTGCTCTGTTCAGCCATTGAGCCACCCGCAGAAGAAGTATCTCAAGGCGTCCACCGCGTGGTGTTCTCCCTGGCCGGGTTCGTGTTTCAGGTATCCGGTCAACTCCCGGATCAGGTTCTTACAACGATGTTGAATCAAAAGGCCCGGAAGCCCGTCAGGCTGGATCTTCAGCCAGCGGCGCACCAGTTCCTGCCCCGCCTCCACGCTGCGGCGGGGCCCCTTGACTTCGAGGCCCAGGGCTTCCGACAACACCGCTCGTTTCTCGGGGTCCGAGGGATCGCAGAAGGCGCCGGTGAGCCGGCCGTAACCGGCGACCTGGTGCAACTGAAGAAGCGCCCGGCCGTTCTCGGCGGTCGTGCGGTAGCGCTGGTAGTATTCATCCAACACCAGGACCCGCTCGCCATGATCGATGGGCTGAATCCACAGGCAGGCGAAAGGATTGCGGTAGCCGAAGTCGACACCCAGGTAAAGCTCGCCTTCGGGCCGGTAGGCAAACACAGCAAGGTTGCGGTTCATTTCAAGTCTCCCGGTTTCAGGCCCATTTTGCTCATGAACCTCCCGGCCGCCTCTTTCTTCAGAACCGCCTCGGCCTGATGGGACAGGTAATCGGGCGGAAAGATGATCAGGTTTTTCTTCAACACCTGGAACCCACGGACTGCCACCAGGGTGCTCACCTGGGCGAGTTCCGCCCACTCATCGAAATCGACCTTAACTTGTTCCCAGACCTTCTCCAGGTCGATCTCCTCTCCCGTCATCGGAGGGGACGGCAGAACCTTTTTGACCCGGGGCCAGGTGGCGGCCAGACGGAAGAGGGTCTGGTCCTGGGCCAGCAGAGCCGCTCCCAGGAAGCCCTGGGGATCGTCGGAGGCCCGGTACGGAAGCAACGCTTCAGCCCAACCCATGACTCACCTCCTTGTGGTCGTCCTCGCCCTCTTGTTGGGATTCCTCCTCCTTCAGTTGCTCCAACCCGGCCCTGGCCAACTCCATCAATTTCAGAAAAGCCGCGGCGGAGTTCTTGATCTGGCAACGTTTCTTGATGCGCACGATGAGCTCAAAGAAGGCGTCATAGGTCTTGAGGTTGGCCAGGTACACCACGTCCCCGGCGAAGGCCGCAGCCGTCTCTTTCAGCAGCTGATCCAACCCCAGCAGTTCCTCCGGCAGAAACAGGAAGTTGGTCAGCTTGTAACGCAGGCGCTGCTCGCTGATGGCCGCAAACTGGATGCCTTCCAGGGCCTTCAGGGTGTCGGAGTCCAGCCCGGCATACATCCGGGCCTGCACGTCCTGGATGCTCTCCCACAAGTCCTTCAGGATCACCAGGTCGTCCTGGCCGGCGATGGCGTTGTGGGATAGCTGGATGGCCAGACGTTCATCCACGTCCTTTTCATCTGCGATCACCAGCACCAGGACCTGCTCCACCCCGGCCTGCCGGGCCGCCATGACCCGGTGGTTACCGGAGAGCACCCGGAGTTTTCCGTCTTTCTCCCGGTAGCACAGAGGCAGAGAGGACAGGTTGCCATCCTTCTTGACGTTCTCCACCAGGTTCTGGAACTGCTCCGCCTTCATATAGCGGGCGTTCTTCTCCAGGAGCCCGAGTTCATCCGGCGCCGCCAGTTCCAGGCGGTAGGGAAACAGCCCGGCCAGCTTTTCGTTGAGCAGGTTCAGGGCTTCTCGTATTTCTTGAGCCATAAGGGAATCACCTCTTTCATGTCCAAGATGCCCATCTCGGTCTCGTAAACCAGCTTGCCCGGGTCCCGCCGGGCCAGCTTGTAAAGGCCCCGGTACTTCATGGACACCGGCTTGTCGGTAAAGACCATGGTGCGGCACATAGAGATTTCCAGCAGGAACTTCTCTTCCAACAGTTTTCGGACTTCCCGGGTCTGGGTGACCAGGACCAGGAGCTTGGCCAGGCGCCGATAGCGCCCGGAGTTGACCACGAAGTCGGCCAGGAGATAAACGTCGCCCCCGCCCTGCATCCGGGAGTAGATCAGGAACCCGAAGACCTTCCCGTCCACCGCCGCCACCATGGGCACTTCGCCGTCCGCCGGGATGCCCACACCCTTGGACAGGTACACGTCCCGGTAATAGTTCACCACCCGGTTGCTGGTGGGAATCAAGGTCAGCTGGGACTCCGGGGAGATCACGTCGTCGTCGGAAAGACGAGTGAAGGGCACGAACTCGGCATGGCGCTGCTGCTTCAGAACTCCCAGGCGCAGGGCCTCCATGTTCGAGTAAACGTAAACCGGCTTCATCCGGGCTTTGCGCACCACCGCCACCATGGGAAGACCCTCCACCACCCGGTCGTCCAGGTAGAGGTAGTCCCGGATCTTCATCTTCTCCAGGATGGCGGCCTTGCGCTCGGCATCGATCAACCCGTAAGCTGGCCGGTCCCAGTCGAAGATTTCTTCCAGGCGCTTAAACATCCGTTCGTAACCCCCGGCGTAGGTGGGAAGAAAAGCAACGGCCACCGCCTCCTGGGGCATCTCGTCCAGGAGGTCGAAGATGTCCTTGCTGGTGTAAGTCTCCAGCCTGACCTCCTGCTTGCGCTCCCGGAGCCTGGCAACCGTGGCCTGGTGGAAGCTCTCGAAGTTGTTCAGGTAGTGGGCCCAGTGGCGGGCCTTGAAGACGTTGTCTGCCTTCTCGTATTTCAGGGCTTCCAGGAGCACCATGACCGCCGCGGCCCTGGCCTCCACGTCGCCAAGGTAGGATTCCAGCCACTGGAATAATTCTTCCTTGACGCTCATCTCGAAGGTCTGTCCTGCCAGGTAAGCCCCCAGGACCGATGAATAGAGGGAAACATCGTTCCCCCAGATCCTGGCCTTGGGAGCATACCGGGACAAAATCTGCTCCACCGTGAAGGCTCCGGAGCAGCCCACGTAGACCTTGCGGCCGTCGAAGGCATGGCCCTGGTTGCCCAGCCAGCGGCGAGTTTCAGCGTTTATGGAGCCAACGAAGCCCATGGTTATTTCTTCAGCGCCGCTCCCGCCTTTTTCAGGGCGGTTTGGAGCAGCTTCAGCCCTTCCGGGGCGAAACTGATTTCGATCTCTCCCAGGCCGACGGCGTCTGCCGCGGTGCCGTCGCCGATAGCCAGGCTCAAGTCCACCTGGCCGTCGTGGGAAGCCACGTGCAAACGGGCCGGTTTCAATTCGGGCGTCTCCACGCCCGGCCGGTTGATGGCCACCTTGCAGCGCATCTCGGCGGCATATTTCTGGTCAGTCATTTCAAGCATCGTCTATCTCCTCTCTTGTATTTCTCGCAGCCATGCAGCATGGCGTTTGAGCTTGGAATTGAACTCCTCCACCACCAGCCCCAGTTCCTTTTGCAGCCAGACCGCCACTACCCGGCGATGGCAAAACTCTCCGGGAGCCTCCCAGCATAGGAGGACGAAGTTGTCTCCTCCCAGGTCGCCCAGCACCTGGGCCGCATCCAGCCGGTCCAGGACCTGGGCCTTATAGAGCTTGATGAACTGGGCGTTGTCGGTCAGCTTCACCAGGTTCCAGGGCGGGGCCAGGGGTTTGTATCTCTTACCTTCCCAGCCTCGGGGTATTCCCTGAGAAATGGCCACGGCCTGGGGCAGGTGACCGGCGATCTTGAAGTTGCTGGTGAAAATCATCTCGGTTTCCTTAAAACGGCACGTCGCCAGCGGAGTCGTCCGGCCGCTTGTTATCCAGCATCACCATGGAATCCATGCGGATATCCGCGGATGTGCGGCTCACCCCGGAGTTGTCTTCCCATTTGCGGTAAACCAGCTTGCCCTCCAGGTAGATGCGGCTTCCCTTGTGCAGGTATTGGCTGCAAATCTCGGCCAGCTTGCCCCAGGCCACGATCCGGTGCCACTGGGTCTCTTCCCGGTGCTCCCCCGATGTCTTGTCGGTGAACCTCTCCGTGGTGGCTAGGCTGAAGTTGGCCACCGGCTTGCCATTAGCGGTGTAGCGGACTTCCGGGTCACCTCCAAGGTGGCCGATCAACATCACTCTGTTCAACATCGTTCCTCCATCATGTCAGCCAGCGCACCCTGGGCGTGGCCTCGTAGGACAGTCCCAGGACCATGAACCGCAGGGCGGCCAGAGCATAGTTATAGACGGGCACCGGTTTGTCCCGGTAAGGCTTGTCCGGGTTGAACTCCGGCAGGTGCGCCCGTTGAAACTCCTTGATCAGTTCCCGGCACTGCCCGGACAGCACCAGGCTGCCGGGTTTCTTGGCCTTGGCGTTTTCCAGCCTTTCGGCGATCAGGTTGGCCCCAGCGTTTTCTTCGTCGGTGACCGCAACCGCCCAGAGGCGCTCCTTCTTCAGCCGGTCGATGAACCGGGGCTCCGACGGGTCGCAAAAGAACTTCCTGATCCCGAATTCCTGAGCCAGTTCCTGGGCCACCCGGACCATCTCCGGGAGATAGACCCCGCGTTTGTAAAACTCCTGGAGCAGGACCAGGTTGTCCTGGGGAGCCGGCTCATAGCAGCCCACCAGGATGACCGAAGGCCGCCCAAGCCCCCATTGGACCCCGGCGTAATTTTTCGGCTTAATGCTCATAGCTTCCTCAGGCTCAGGTAGTAGTCCAGGTTGCACAGCACCCAGCGACCGGATTGGTCCTTTTTGGCCGGAATCCTGCCCGCCTTGAGCAGCCGCAAGGTAGTCTGTGGGTGCAGGTCCAGGAAGGCGGCGATGCCCTTGATGCCCCGGAAGAACTCCACCTTCAGGGGGTGGCCGGCGAGAGCCTTTGCTTCTTTGACGGCGCCAGGATCGATAAAGCTTTCTTCTTCCATTTCACACCCTTCCCCAGGTTTGTTTGAGATACTCCGCCAGGAGCAACCCGGCGGCGATGCCATCGTCCTTCTGGCGGCTTAACGGCGCCTCGGCCACAACCTCCGGGCCATGCCCAGCACCAGCCTTCTTTTTGCCTGCACAGCTTGGGATTTCGTCAGGGCCTGACCCAGGTGCCCGCCGATTTCCAGGTGGAAGTGCGCCTGCCAGGTCCGGGGATGAACGATCTTGACTACCGGAATCTCCCAGGCCAGGCACAGCCCCTGCCAGACCCCGAAGTTTTCCACCAGGGTGGCCAGCCTGAAGGCATGTTGCCTGGTGGTGTCCTGGCGCACCTGGATGCGCTCGATGGCCGCGGACTTGATCAACTCCCGGTGGGGGAGGATATCCTTCCAGGCCGGCCAGGGCCCACAAGCCACGACCCCGCCCCGGCCATCCAAGATGCCCCAGCCGCCGTTCATGCCGGGATCGATGCCCAGGTAGCAGTCTCTCATCGGTCCGATCCCTTCCTGGATTGCCGCAGCAGCAGCCTGACCCTGCCCAGGAGTTCCTGGAACCAGTCCCAGGCGCCCACCAGCACCAGAAACGACAATCCTGCGGCGATGACGCCCCAGCCCGCGGCGAAGGCCAGCTTAAAGCTCTCCAGCATGGGCCGCCTCCTCCCCATTGCGAAATTTCTTCCCTTCGGTGTCGCACATAAAGGTGTCTCTCCGGGAACAGGCCACCCCGCCCAGGTGGTACCGGCAGACCGGCTCGCCGGGAGGTTCAAACAATCCCGGCTCCCTGGGCGTCCAATTCGGGCATTCCACCACCTGCCCAGCCCCCAATGGTAGAGCTCCACCATGGCTTCCCTGATAGTGGCTCATAGATATAGCCCTATATATAGGGAGGCATGAGCCACCCCTAAGTAGTTGATTTTTCTTGGCTCATTTGGCCGTGAGCCAGAAAACCCGTGAGCCACCCGGAATATTTCGAGATATTCACTACTTGCGTGGCTCATTTGACCGTGAGCCAAAAAATGGCTCATGAGCCAATGAGCCACTTTCGAGTTTGGCTCATCTATCGGTGAGCCAGATTTTCCGGTAATCACCGGTTTATCCAATGAAATTGCGTAGTTCCCCTGGCTCACGAAGCCATGAGCCAGTTTTTTGATCGTGAGCCACTGTTCCGTTTTCATTGTTTAATCAAGACCTTCCCGCCTTTGAGCACGATCCAGGTGTTCATGGCGTTTTCTACGGCCCGGCGAGCAGTGGATAAACTGCAACCGGAGCGTTTGCTAATCTCTTCACTCAAGGCTCTCTGGCTCTTGGCCTCCCCGCCCATCTCTTCCAGGGTGGCGACCACCAGGGTGTGGGGCACCAGCACGTCTTCCTGGGTCGGCCAGTGGATGAAGTTCTGGTTCCGGTCCAGCAGGATGGCCGGGCGGTCCGGGCCGTTCCTGATCTTGTCGAACCGCATGAGCCGCAAAATCTGCTTATCAATTCCCTTCTTGTTGAGCAGGGCGATCATGGTGTCGGCCCAATCCCGGATGCTGGAGGCACCCCGGTACTGCCAGATATCCCGCGTGCCGTCCTGGGGCTTGCCGTGGTGGTGCACCACGATCCAGGCGCAGCCGGTCAGCCGGGACAAATGCGTAAGGTTGTCCAGAAGCCCCCGCATGGCCACGTTGTCGTTCTCATTGGTACGGTGGTAGGAACTCAAAGGATCGAGGATCACCACTTCCGCCCGGCTGTTCTCCAGGATGTTTTTCAGGTCCTGGAGGCTCTTGCGGTTGGCCAGGTCGATCCTGAAGGCCGGGTCCACCAGCATGACATTGGGGGCGCCATGGACTTCCAGGCCGACGAGAATGCGCCGCAGCCGGAACTGCACCGAGTGCAGGGGGTTTTCCGACTGCACCATCAATATCCGGCGAGGCCGGGGAACCTCCAGGCCATATAATTCGATGCCGTGGCTGAGCCGCACCGCCATTTCCAGGGTCAGGAGCGACTTTCCCACCCCGCTTTCCCCGGTGACGATCATGCCGGCGCCCTCGGGGAAAATCCCTTCGCCGATGATCTCCGGCGGTTTTTGCAGGGTCCGGGCGAGCAACTGGGTCGCGGTCAGAACCGTGGGGGCATCATCTTTCTTGCCCTTGCGCTCTTCCGCCTTGGCAATGGATTGGAGGGTGCGGACCAGCTCCGCTTCCGAAAGCGGCGGATTGTTATTGACGTTCCAGGCCCGCAGGATTTCCAGGGCCTCGTCTCCGTTTATTCCTCGCCCCAGGAGCCGGCCGGCGAGCTTGGCGGCCGCATCGTTACGACTGCCCTTGGGCAGGCCCTGCCATAGTTCGGCCCAGGGTGAAGCAGAGGTAGGAGACGTTTGTTTCGCTTCACCGTGCCGGGCCAGGACGTCCCTGATGAAAGTGAGCGTCGCCTCGGGCAACTCCGCCACTTCGATGTCCGCCGGTCCCACGTCGCGCAGCCAGCGGTACTTTTTGCCGTTAACCGTGCTGTCGGGAATAAGCACGTATTGACCCGGGCTGGTGCGGATTTCCAGTTTCATCCCGGAGCCGTTGGGCTTGACCGGTTCCAACCCGTAAGGACGCCGGTACAGCCTGATCGTCATCCCCCGCCAGGTCTCCCAGGCCACGGTGGGCGGGAGTTTCCCCTCCCGTTCCAGTTTCACCAGAAATTTCGCGGCTTCCTGGTCGTCCGGGTCCAGGGCCAGGTACCGGTCAAGCCTCAGAGCCAGGTTGCATCCCGGGTACTTTTCCAGAGCCTCTTCCAGGGCTTCCAAGGAGGCGTGCGGCCAATCCTTGACGAAAGGCGGCCCTTTCTTGCCTGAGGCTATGGGAATGACCGGGGTCAGCAT